ATCGTAGTATTCCATGATTAGCTGGTCAAAATCTACGTTATTTTGTAGCCAGTAAGCTGTTTTAATATTTGGCACGCCAAAAATTTCTAGGTCGACGGCTTGCCCCTTCGCATGTTGCGAAGTTTTCTTCGAACCAATAGCTTCGCATAACGCTTCGGAACGGTAGCCAGAGGTAATAGTAACGGGTTTATCAAAATGCGCGCGAAGCGGTTCCAAAACTTCATAACATAAATCTCCTAAACTTTTTATTTCACCAGATCCTGGTGTATTATCTATGCCTTTTCGCTGCGCTGTCATTGACTTGGTCATCTCTTTTAAACTAAAGTGTTTTGATAGCTGCATTAATTTATTAACCTTTCTATGGCAAAGAGTGCAGCTGTTCCCGCAGCCGCTAAGAGAACCCAATAGACTTTATCTATCTTACCGCCCAATTTCTCGACGTCTTCATGTACATGTTTTAAATTTTTCTTAACACCTGAAATGTGTCCGTATAAAGATAAAATGTGTTCTCTAGTTGTTTTAGGTTCTATTGCCATGATTTTAAGCTCGTTGTTTTAATCGGATTGATTGTTCTAGCGGTGATAATAACGCCGTTTCAGTTGTTGTCAATCCAGTTTTTTCGTTGATTGGTGCAGAAGCTGTTTCGGTTATAGCTGTTGCGGTTGGTTGTGGGTCTAGTGGTGGTGTGTTTAAAGAAGCTTCTTTAGAATTGTTTAAAAGATCTATTACTTTTTGATCAAATAATTCCTGCTCATTTTTTTCAGGTACAATAATATTATTGTCAGGTACAATTTCCTTTTGATTCTTGTTTTCTAATAATCCTTTTAGTCTTTCTTCTTTTAATTTCATGTTTTCTTCATAAGATTTATTTAAATCTAATCCTATGTGATTTGCCATTACTGTTTCTAATTTACCAATAGGGTATACATAATTATAATCAGGTAAAGGTCTGTTATTAAGTTCCGCCTCTCTTCTAGCTGTTTCATATCTTTTTTCAAATGCTGAACTGTAATAAGTATAAGGAGTAAACTTAGCTCCATACATTATATTAGAAACAAGTTGATCGTTCTTTAATCTTTTTAATGATTCAGCAATTTTATAATCTGGAATACCTAAGGTTCTAGCATCCATTACAAACTGTAGTATCTTTTGTTGTTGTCTAAAAGATTCTTCTTGAATTTGATTAAATTCTTTTTCAATTTGATTAGGTCCTCTTGTTTCCCAATCCGAAGAACGATAAAAACTTTCTGATAAAGTTAGATCTCCTTTAATAGTTGAAGCAAAGTTACCAGCCTTTTGATTCATAATTTTTAACAAATCAAATTTTTGTATCTTACGACCTGTAAGAGTAGAAATAAATTTTTGCCACGCTGCATTAGGATCACCTCTTCCTTTGTATATATCATAAGCAATGTCTCCATATTTTTTAGCTTGAAGAATAGTTCCAGGCAAAGCAGTTTGAATAATGTGTTCTATTCCTTTGTAAATTTTTGTTCCCCATGCATCAGTAGGTGAATAAACTCCATAACCTTCTGTAGTGTTTCCACCTCTTCCCATTAAATCTGTTGGTAAAGCATCAATGATAGGTTCAATTGCTAAGTTTTGTGTAAAGAAAGGTTCAGCAAACTCTTTAGCTGCTTCATAAATACCTAAAGCTACATTGTTATCTATAACTTTAGTATCTTTTTCTCCTATTTGATTTAAGAAAGCTCTCATAGGCTTTTTAAGATAGTCCCATACATCTGCGTAAGAAGAATTGACAAGAGTTAATGTGTTGTCTTTCATTGGTTGCACTGCCGTGAATCTAGAATTTCTATCATACTCATAGGCAAATGATCTTCTAAACGCTTTTATCATAGCACTATCTACACCTGTATATTGTTCAAACACTCTATCCATTACTACCCCCGCAGCTCCTAGTGTTAATGTCATCCCCATTAATTTTCTTAAACCATTTTGTTGAATAGCTACATTAGTAGATGAAGCTTCTCTTAAAGCTGTTCGTGCAGCTACCCCTGTTAATCTTAAAATTTCTGAAGGCCATGAGATAAAACTTCCAATTGGAGTCATTCTTATAACTCTTACTGCTTCAGGTACCAAACTATATGTTGGCATTAAGTTTCGAGCATACCATGCAGCAAACTCATCCACTGCATCGTCATAAGTTTTAGTTTTGTTTGTAATTTTAGAAACAGGATTGTACTTTTGACCCGTTACTAATTCTTCTTGTTTAATTAATTCTTTTTTATTACCTTTAAAAATATTGTTTAGGTTATTTCTATTCCATACGTAAGCATATTCTTTCCATACGTTATCTCCTGCTTGATAAAACTGAGTAGCTCTATCTATAAATTTAGTTTTTAAACCACCACTCATCCATCTATCAATTATGTTAGGATTTTCATTAAGTTTTTTAATGACCGCTAACATTTCTTGAGCTTCAATACTTTCATCTAAGTATCCAAGTTTAATTCCTTTACCCACTCTCTCCACAAAAGCTTGATTAGTAATTTTTTTACCTGCTCCAGTAATATCATTATAAATAAATTTAAAAGCGTCAGAGACCGAACCCTTACCACCTATCCATCCATAACCAATTACAAACATAGGAGTGGAAACTACGTTCCTCATTTGTGTATCAAAACTTAATCCCGTTTTACCAAACTGAACTCCTGTTTTAAATTGCATTAATGCTCTATAAGCATTACTTTTTAATAACATATCTATAATACCTTGACTGCCTCTTAAAGCTTGAATCATTGTAGGATTTGCAAACATGTCACTTAAATTAGTTCTTAACATTCCCATACCTGGAAGATTACCAATTGGTTCTAGGGTTGTATCCAATGTTCCTTTGTTCTTTTTAAACCAACCTTTCTTTAATCCTATTTCTAAAATTTCATCATACATTTTTTTAGTTTCAATGCCTGTAATCATTTCAGTAATGGTTTGAAGAATTTCAGACTGAGCATTTTTTTCTTCACCTAATAATTTTCTAATTGTTTTAGGTAGTTCGGCTCCAGTAACAATTAGCTTGTCACTTTTTAAAATGTCTTTAGATATTTTGTTTAAATACTTAATAGGATCTCCCGCATAAGCTTTAGCATCTACAATCATATTTCTTACAGTTGCTTCGGCAAATAAATTAAGCGCTTGCTTTCGGGATACACCTTTTTTCTTAAACATCTCAATAGCTTCTTCTTGCATTCCTTTATTTTTCCTTGAAGAAATAAGTTTAAGCATAGCTTTGACTGCTTCCTCTACCACTTCTTTAGGTGGGTTGTATATAGGATTGGTAGTAATAGCCATAGACTTTCTCATGTAACTATTGATAATAGGAATTAAAGCATTTTGAAAATCACCTTCAGGTAACATTTCTAAATATTTAGACTTAGCTGGTTTTAAATGTTTCTTTAATCCTTCTGCTGACTCTTGTAATTCTTTTGGAAGTTTGTTTTTACTTATTTGATTTTTTAAATATGCAACTACTAACTGCATTTGATTTTCTATTTCTAAAGGAGACACAGCTTTCTTATTAAACAATCCATTTTGTGCTTTAACTAAAGTGTAAGCTCTTGCCTCTAAGTCTTGAAGATATTTATTAACAACTCTATTTTCTGATTTAATATTAAGCCCTGCTTGTTCTTGCAGTTTATAAATTGCATTAGGAGTTCTAAATTCTTTAGTAAGGTAGTTAACTGGTCTTGCAATCTTAGCTAGTCTTGCTTTTAAAGGATTGGCATTTGTTGTAGTAAATAATTTCCATTCATCAAAAGGAGGTATCTCTCCTTTGTTTTTAAAACCTATTCCTTTTTTACTAATAGTTACTCCTCTAAGTATAGGCTCTATTGCTTTAAACATAGCAAGCTTACCACCTTTTCTTAAACCTTGTGCTACTAATCTTGATGTTCCCGGTACAATACTCTTACTATACATTAGAGTTGGTGTTGTATATTTAGTAAACGGAACTCTCATACCTGATAAAGGTACCTGACCTGTAGCGATCTTACCTAATGGACTAATCACCGTAGCATTTGCCACTTTTCCTCCATAGTTAAATAATCCACCGGCAGTTTTTAAACCATATTTTAAACCTAAAGGAGCAGCTCTTCCAACTAATCCCCACGTTGCTCCAATTTTAGTTCCTTCATAACCAAATCTAATTTTGTTTTTTAATCTAGCTAGTGCTAAGTCTCTACCTCTTTTACCTTCTTCACCTTCAAACATTATTTCAGGATTGTTGACTAGTCCCCAAAAATCTGGAGCGTCAATAGTATCTCCTTTGTTACCTACTACAAATTCAGCAGCACCAAAACTCGCTGCATTAAATCCTACACTTAAAGCTGCTTTAGTGCTGTAACGTACAGCTTTATTACTTAATTTAGAAAGTTTACTTTTTAATACTAAGTTTAAAGGTCTAAGTAATTTAGCGGCAAGCCCAAAAGGTACCCCATACTCTGCTAATGTTTTAGTAACTTGTTCACCCATAGTATTGGGATCTCTAAAGCCACCCCCTTCATACATTTTATTATAAAGGTTATCTAATTTTTGTGTGAGTTCAAATTTTTCATCTAGGGCTAAGTCAAGAGGAATAGTTAAAAGTTGTCCCATAGAATATCCAGCTTCTAACAAACCATTCATAGCTTGAGCCGTTAATCTATTTTTTCCTATATCTTGATATATATTGTTTCCAGTAGTGGTATCTACATATGTTGTGTCATTAATTTTAATTATGTTTGCATTAACTAACATTAGTTGGTCCGCAATTTCTGTTTTTTTCTTGTCACTAAAACCAGCCATACTTAATGGTTGAGAATCATCTCTTACGGATAAAGGTCCACCCGTTGCAAAGATAAGAGCATTAGTAAATCCACTTGTTTTAGGATTTTCTTGTGCTTCTAATTTAATGTCTGCTGTTTTAACTAAGTCTTTTAGATCAGGGGTATCCTCCGATACTACTTTCTTAATTATTTTGTCAGCTTCTTTAGTAGTTAGTTTAATTTCAGGAAGTTTGGTGTCGTATTTAGGAAAGTCTTCTTTTCTTTCATTATCTTCTATTAATTCGTTTCTTCTTTTATTTGTTTGATAATTTGATTTTGCACTTTTAAAAATATCTGTATAAATACTAACAATACTTTTAAGAGAGAAATCTAGTTCTTGATTTTTTTTTACTTGATCGTAAAATTCTTTGGAAGAACCTGGATTTTCCAGTTTCCATTCTTCATAAGGGGGTAATTTTTCTGCCATAAGATCATGTTAAACCTGCGGTAACACAAGTTCTACTCCGTATTTTACATTAAATTCATCAACATCTTGTTGAGTCGCAATATTAGAAAATTCAAGTAGAGCTTCATCACTGGATGCAAGAAGTCTAATAACATCATCGGGAATTTCTTTAGGTAATCTTTGTCTTAGTTGTTCAAAGGTTAAAGGAGCAGAAGATCCTACTGCAGGCGTTTCCTCTACAACTTCTTCTGCCATTTCCGAACCTTGAGGAGTAATAACTTCTTCACTCATCGCTGCAGTTAAACCACCATTAGCATAACCAGTTGTTAGGCCACCATCTTTTTGTCCACCAGCAGCTCGGTTAATTACTCTGTTCCAATCAAATTTAGGATCACTAGATGGTATACCTTGAGCTTTTACTTCTGCTTGAATAACTGTTTCCCAGAACTGACCTGCTCTGCCTGATTTTAAGAAAGCAAGTAAGTATTCATCTTTAGGTTCTAACACTCTTAGGGCAGAGTTAATAATTTCTAATCTATTATTTATTGCTACTTTAGCGTTAGTTAATTTCTCTGTATTATCTTTTCCGTCAATATTATTTTCTGTAATATATCCAACTAATAATGCTGGATCATTTAAAATCGCAGTAAGTTGTTGTTTTTCTTCACCAAACTTTTGTAGATCATCAAGTTTTTTACTTAAAGCAAATCCACGGTCCGGTCTGTAATTTCTACTCTTCATGATAGCTCCAGCTATATCTGTAATAGCATTTTCTTCGTTAGCTAATAGGTCAGCTCTAGCCGCGGTTCTCGCATCAAGACTCGCTGCCATGTCTGTACCTAAATCTGATAACGCAGGAGCTGCTGATCTTAAAGCTCCGCCAATACCACTTCCTTCACTAGGAGCAGCCATAATATCTGCACCGGCACTTGCTATTCTTAAATAGTCTGCTGTACTCATTCCTTTTTTCTCGGGTAAGTCTGGTCTAGATTTTCTAACGGCTTCTAAAATTTCCATGTAGTCTTCTACTTCACCACCCATATCATAGCCTGGTCTTAATTGAGAAATTCCGCCGCCACGTCTTTCGACACGGCCACCTCTAAACATTGGTCGTCTTAAAATTCTGCTCATATTATTTCAATAATCCTTTAGCCGCCCCTAATAATCCAACACCACCAATTCCTAATCCAAGTAACTGTTGTGTTGTGCTTGGAGGAGGTGTTGATTGCATTTGTGTAGCTGCTGGGAATCCACCAATTACTGATGCAAGTTGCGGAGCAACTAAACCTAGTTGTGTGTAATCTGCAAAGGCTGTTTCTCTAGCTGCTTCTTGATCCGCTGCTAGTTGACCTTGATTAATTTGTCTTTGTGTACCACCTAATTGAGTTTGGTATGTACCTAAACCTTGTTGTGCTTGTAGTTGTGCTAGTGCTTGTTGATTAGCTTGAGCAAAACCTTGTTGTCTTAATTGAGATTCTTGCATTGCTCTAGCCATATCTGCTGACGCTTGATACTCACCCATCATGGCAGCTTCTCTACCACCACCAAAAGCTCCAGCTCTAACTGCTTGGTTTCTTAATGCACCAAGACCTTTAGCTTGTTCTCTTTCCATAGCTGCAAGAGATGTATCAATTACTTCTTGTTGGTATGGACTTTCAAATTGTTGATAAGCTTGTGGACCTAATAAAGTTCCAAGATTAGCTGCTGCTGCAGCTGCTTGTTTTTCTAAAGCTGATTGATCAGCTACAAAACCTCTACCTGTATATGTAGAAGTTGGAATACTTTTACCTAATAGGCCTAAACCTTTATTAGTTATACCGAGACCAGCGGCTTCTACAAATGGTTCTCTAAGTTGTCGTGTTGTAGTAGTTGCCATTATCCTCTTGCCTCTAAAGTTTTCATTGTGTCATACATAAGATCAGCTCCTTTTTGAACACTTCCACCACCAGCGCCTCTAACTGCATCAGCAGTCATTACAAATTCGTTTTTAGAAAGTCTTGCAGGTACGTCATCTGCTCTTTCTTTTGCACCCATAGGTACAAATCCACCACCTCTTAAATCCATTTCATTACCACCAAGATTCATCAGTCCACCTTCAGCTTTTCCACTTCTTTGTTTATCTCTAAGTTTAGATCTTCTTATAATTTCTTTAATACCAGGATAGTCTTTTGATTTACCAAATACTTTAATTTCTTTAGGTCTAAATTTAATTACTTTGCCACCTTTCTTCATCCCTCCACTATCAATCATATCTAAAGCAATAGTATAAATTTCCATTTGTTGATCGTGTGAAAGATCATAGAATTCTTTTCCATATTGTTCTTCTGCTAATTGTTCAGCTAACATTTGTGCTCTCATACCTCTGTCTCCACCACCTGCCATAGGACCAATCGCAACACCTTCTTCTTTCATTAAATAATCTGGGGTAATAATTTCTTCTTCATCCATTACTTCTACATCATCACTGGGATTTAAATCCATTAGTCCACCACTAGCAACACCTGCTCTAGCTGCACCTAATTCCATTTGTAAGTATTCATCAATACTCATGATCGGCATGCCTGGTCTTTGTTCATTCATGTCATATTTATAATTTTCATACATATCTAATTCGTCTTGTGTATAAGCAGAAGCTTTTTGTGAAGCAAAGTTCATTAACATTTCCATTTGTATTTCATTTAATTCTCCCAAAGGTTTACCAAATAAATCCATAGATAAAGAATTTAATTCATCCATTCTACTTGGATCAGATACTTGTTCTCCAATTTCTACACCTTCTTCTTTCATTAAATAATCTGGTGTAATAATTTCTTCATCAAATTCCATAACTTCATCATCAACATCACCACCTCTAGCTAATCTTAATTCTCTAATAGGTAATGGTTTAATTTTTTGTTCTTCTAATCTTTCTAAACCCTCTTGAGCTGCACTAAGTGAATCGGTAAAATCCTCGTAGCTACCTTCCTCGTCTAGGATCCATCTTTTCTTCTTTTTATCAAATTTTCTTTTTCCTTTTTTCTTTCCTTTTTTCTCGTCCTTTGTGACAGCTCCGGCTAAAGCATAACCAATTCTTCCGCCCTCACTTAAACGATGTCTTGAAATAGCTTGTGCACTTGTTCTTGCACTCTCAGGAGTAATCATCTCCATCGCTGCATCAACTCCTAAAATACCTAACCCTGGAGTTTCCATTATATTTTCTGCTTGTAGCATTGCAACCATTTCTTCTAGTGTTTCTTCACCTGTTGCAAGTCCTGGAAATCTTTCCATAAACTTTTGAAATATTTGATTGTAAGCATCTTCAGCCATTTGACTACCTTGAATCTGATTTAGTCGAGCTTGAGGAACTTCCGATATTACTTCTGCTGAATCTGCGGTAACCATATCACCCGCTGCATGACGAACTCTACCACCTGTTCTGTATCCATAAGTGTCTAGCATTTCATCAACTTCATCCATGTCCCACGTTCCAGTACCTTCGTAGATTGCTCTGATAGCAGATCTTCTTCCTGCTTTATCCGCGATTCCTTGTTCTAATAATTCTCTATTGTATTTGTCCAATGCGTCTTCATTTAATTCTGCTGCTTTAATTCCTGCGTCTATTGCACCTTGGGCTGCTAAAGTTTTTAAAGCTCCTTGTTTTTGAATATAATCTCCAGCTTTTTTAGCATACTCTGGAAACATTCCAGTTCCTTTACCATAATTAGATAGTGCTGTAGGAAGTGCTGCTAAACCTCCGGCTCTTGCAATGTCTTTTAAATTTGCCTCATCGTCACTTGCTGCTCTAGCTGCGGCAGCCGTCATAAATCTAGATGCTGTTTGTCCCAAACCTCCAATACCAGCAGGACCTACCATACTTGCTGCTATATAAGGTACGAAAGGACGTATTTCCTTTGGTATTATCTTTTTAATTCTTTTACGTATCTTTGAAAAAAATCCCATATTATCTTCCTATTATATTATTGAAAAGCAAGGTCGCAACTCTTGTATGTAAGCTAGTATCAACCATTTTACTTCGTTTTTTCCTTCCAGTCAATCTACTTTATGTTTGTATCAGTGCCTAATGGAAGCCCAATTACCTTAACATGTACGCTCTTAGATATATGCTCTTGTTTAGTATCTGTATGAGGGCTATTTACATCAGCTTTAGCTTCTTCTTCTGATAAATATTCTCTTCCAGTTTCTGTATGTACAATAGTAAGTTCTACTCTAGGCTTATATTTTAAGACTGATTTACCATTTATTGTTTCGTATTTAATTTCTTCTTCTTGTGCTACAATTGTCATTATCTATCCTCTCTATTAATTTCTAGTATTGATGCTACCACATGTAAAGTATTAGCATCTGCTGCTGTTACTTGAAGTACTTCATTCTCTAACATAATTAAAGGTTCGGTTAAAAGTTGTAAAGTTTCATTACCTGATACCGCTTGTGTTTTAAATAAGTTAAACTTGTTACCTGTTGAAGGATCTGCATCAAATAAATCTACAGTAATAGTAGTAGCTGTATTAGTATCTTCTGATACTAAAAGAGATTTTACAATAGCTCTTGAGTTAGAAGGTACACTATATAAAGTAGTAACTGTACTAGTTGTTAAATCTTTTTTTGCGTTTAAATATATGTTAGCCATATTATCCTAGTCCAAACCATGTGTATCTTTCAGAATCTTCTTTTAACTGAGTTAAAAATGTAGAGTTAAGTTGTTCTACTATTGAAGAAAAAGATCTATTGATTTGTCTTTGGTTATCTTCCGTGTATTCTTTTTTTGGTTCTGGTAATCTTACTGCTATCTTTGTCATTATCTTCTACCGTCTGGTTTAAGATCAGCTTGAAAAGTTCCAAACCTCCAACTTTGTCCTGATCCTGTATTTTCAATTTTAATAGCTGCGTACCTTCCTCGTGCTCTAGTACTAACAAATGTAGTAGAAGTGTCAACTGTAAAAGGACTAAAGGAAGCTGTGGTATTAGGAGCAGCTGGAAAAGGAGTGACTGATACATTCACTATTGCATTCCCTATTAAGTTTTTAAAATTAGGTAAAAATCTACCCATAGATAAAAAATATTCTCCAATACCTTGATCTGTTTGTAATGCAAAATCAAAAGATTCTACAAAAGAAGTTAAAGCTGTAGTAGATCCATCAGGATTAACTTGATCGGTTCCTATTTCATGTTCAAAAAATACGGTTTTACCTAAGCCAGTTTCTCCACCAATAACTGGAAATGTGCCTGTGCCTGTACTATCAAATGCTGTTGCATAAGGTTTAGGATAAACTAATGAATCAATCCAAGTTGTTCTAATTGAATTAGTATTAGTTCCTGTATACCAATTACCCATTGGCACTTGTTGATTAGTTTGACCATAATTATAAACTACATATCTGTTGTTAAAATCTGATCCTGATGTTGGGTACCACCAAGTAACTTCGGTAAATAAATTATTAATTCCTGCACAAATTTGTTGTCCTTTAGTTGTATCAGCATCATCATAAACATAGTCTTCAACCGAACACGGTAAAGTATTAACTGTACCATCAAAAGAAAAGAAGCCATTGTTAGACATCCAATAAGCAACACCATCTATTTCAATAGCTGCATTCTGTCCAATCAATCCACAGTTTGTACCTACTTGTTCAAATCCAAATGTAAATGGAGCACCAACAAACTTCATGGTATATAAAGCATTATCAGTCCATACTAGAATATTTTCTTTAGCAGAGATAGCTCCCATAATTTTAGTACCATCTTGTAATCTTTGAGAACCAGCTGTGTTTGTTGCTTGAATAGTATAAGTATTTATATTTTCTTGTTCGGAAAATCTAATTAATAAATCTTCTTGAGAAGTAGGAGTGCCAATAGTGGCCTCAGTTCCAAAATGAATTAAGTGTCTTGTAGTAGGAGATACTAAAGTTAATCTACTTTTATCTGGATTGTTAGTTGTTTCAAAACTCGTTGTAAGTTGTGATGCTCTTGTTGTTAATCTTGCGGCAATACCAGCATTCCATGTAAATGTTTTACCATTAGCAATAGTTGCAACCAAAACTTCTCCAAAACTACTTAATGACCAAAGGCCTGGTTCTAAAGTTGTAGTAGTAGCTACTACTGGATCACCGTAACCAGCCCAGTCTGTAGATTGAGTAACAGTTGTTCCTAAAGCTGTTGTTGCTGGAGCTGTTGTTCCAGATTGTGATCTACTAACCGTTGTTAAATCACCTGGAGCTGCATCTGTATTTCCAGTGTAACTAATTAATTCAGAAGTAGCTGCATAATTACCACTTGAAAAATCACCAATTAAAGCTTTACCACTTGTTGAAAAGTTTTGTGAATCAGCTAAAGTAATAGTGGTATCAGCTGCTACAATACCTCCATTCAAAGTACTTGTTGCAGAACCTTGAACTGTTCCTCCAAATTGTCCTACACCATATCCATAACCATATGTTTGCGCAGCGGGTCCAACTCTTGAATAAGGTTTAACAGTACAAGTTCCATTATTGTATGGACCTCCTCCTGCTTCTTGAGTTGGAGAGGTAATAGTAAAAGTAGTATTAGTTGGAACAGTAATAACTTGATAGGGTTTATCTAAAAAATCTGCGTTATCTAAATTTGAACCGGTAGGTTTAGTAAACGCAGAAAAATATATAATGTCTCCTTCTTTAAAACCATGAAGTGTTGGACCTGTATCGATTGTAATAGAAGTATTTGCTGTATTAGAAGTAACTGTAGAAGCTAGTGCAATCACCGCTCCGTTGGCATCTGTATCAAAAGGAGTAATGTCATGAAGACCTCCTTCAAAATAACAAATTAAAAATTTATCCGTCCCAAGAATTACATATCTGTTTCCAGATGTATCAACCAAAGCATGTTGTTTTCTAGCTACACCTACAATAGTATCTGGTATTAAAGATTGCCATCCTCCTACTTTTTCAGGAAGACCATATCTAAATCTTACATTATCTGAATCTACCCATCGACCTACTGCACCAACACGTGTGTCTTGTTTGTCAACTCCCGGTGCAAATTTAATTTGTTGAAGAGCCATTAATTAGCTCCTATGTATTATTTGATTTTTGAATCCAACCTTTACCTGCAATATTAGTATATATTAAAGTAACAGATTGATTGTTTGTTTGTAAATCTAAGTTAGCAGTAAGATTTTGATATTTTAAACCATTAAAATTAACAGCACATTTATTAGTTGCAAATCCATTTGCAGCTGAAGCATCCATAATAGTTATTTCATCTCCTGCGACTGCGGCTGCAGGTAGTGTTATTGTTACCTGATTGTTTTGAGTATCTACAAAAATTTGATCTCCCGCTACAGCTGTGTATGCAGTTACAGTTGCGGAATCTATAGAAACATGTCCTTTTTTTAAAATTCCACCTAAAGTAGTTAAAGGAGTAGCTCCATTAGAAACTAATAACATATTAGCTTTTTGAGGAACAGGTACATTAGAAGCTGCTCCTGTAGTTAAAACTTCTAAAGTAAAAAGATCAGTAGCCGAAGCTCCTCTTGTAGTAGCGTCTTCAATTATGTAAACTCTTGTAGCTGTTCCGCCTGTAGTCGATGCAGGCATTGTTAAAGTTGTATTACCAGTTAAAGTACCAGTTAATTTTAAATATAAATGTTTACCATCCGCGGTCGACGATCCGTCAGCTAAACTTAAAGTTTGAGTAGTACCGGTGATAGGAACTTCTAAAAAAGCAGTAGCTGCTTCTAAAACTTGTAAATTAGTATTATTAATTGATCCCCATAGACCAGCTTTTTCACCGGTTGCTACAAGTTCTAATGATAAATCTGTTGAATAAGTTGATGCCATATTAGTACGGTTCTATTGGTGTCCAAACCATGTTTGCTCCTGGTATAATTTCGTTCCACGTTATAATTCCAGTTTCATTTGTTCTTAATGTTAATGGAACTCCTGTAACATTTACTACTGCGTTACCGGTAACTACTATACCACTAGCAGTACGCAACGTCAATTGGTTTTGAAGGGTAGATGGATTAATAACCGCACTACCCGAAGCGGCACTTGTTGCGTCCATTGTACCTAAAGTTAATGGTACTTTAGGAATTGTATCAGGAACAACTGCTGTACCTTCAACAGTAAAAGTACCTACTTGAGCTGTAGCTAATACTAAAGGATCGGGAGAAACTATGACATTAATTACAGTTGTCTCTATTCCTACAGGTCCTGCTCTTAAAGTTAAAGGTGCACCAACTACATTTACAATAGCATTCCCCAAAAATGGAGAACTAGAAAATGGTTGAGCTGAAAATGCGTCTTGTCCTAATAACATATATAATCCTTAAAAGGAGACAGTAGGGTATGTGGTGGATCTACTGCCTCCATTTAAGAATTATATCATCGTTTAAACCAAGATGGAAGACCTAAATGAGGACGCTTATCAAACATATTATCTTTAGCTCCCGGAGTTTTACGGTTATTGTAGTGAAGAAATACTTGTATACATTCTTTCCCTTTAAATTTTTCTCTCCAATGTTCTAGTTCACAGCCAGAATAAACTAGCATATCGCCTTGTTTTAAATCTATTTTAATACCTTTGGCTTGGCTAGTAGTAGTTATTTTTTTACCATCGGGTATCCCTACATTTTCATTTGGACTTAAATATATAGGCCAGTCATCACCACCAAGATTCATAGTAGTTGATATTTCACAACTAAATCTATCTTTGTGTCTTTTAAGTTCATCTCCTTTTTTATATATCCTTGCATAAGTATAAGCTGGATATAATTTTAATCCTGTTGCTTTTTCCATAGCTGGTTGACATTTAAGCATCAAAGTTTCCATAGCCATATTTGCATATTGAGAATATGTGTTTGGTATTTGACCATCTGGTTCTTCATATTGTCCAAGAATATTTTCAAAAGGTGAAAAGTATCTAGTTTGTTTACAAGTATCATAAACTTGTTTTTGCATTAAAAAATAGTTTGCAACAAAACCTGCTAAGTCTTGTGATATTGCTTGACGAATAACTGTATACTTTTTCTTTTTAAACATCTTTAGCCATATCTTTTAACACCGCTGATATATTAAAATGAATAAATCTAAAAGGAGCTTTACCATAGTCAACAGAAAATTCGTGTTCTAGATATCCAGGAAAAAACATAAGCAATCCTGGTTCAGGTTTAAAATGAATTAATTCTGTTCCGGGCCATACTCCTTTTTGAGGTTTCATATGTAATTTAGTTGTTCTTGCACCGGTTCTCGGTTCGTGAAAAATGGGATAAGAAGTCTTCTCACTAGCTTTTAAAAAATAAAAACCATTGACGTGAGTGTTCCAATGAATGTGTGCATTATGATGACCACCACCTTTTTTCGCAAACTCTTGTACCCACATTTGTTCAAAGAAAGTAGTATATTTACTCATATCAAATCCTGAGTGATCTAAAAACTCCCAACATTTTTGACCAACATAATTTCTAAAATCCATAAACTTAGTATCACTCATTAATTGCGTTGAGTGCCACGCTCGACCAAAGTCGCCGTGGGCTTTAAGATGTGCTTTACCTTCTTTACTCTTTCGTGCTTCTTTAATATATGGATCAGATGCTTTGTTTAAAGATTTAACAAAGTCTGGTTTTGTTTCTGTCCATACAGGTGTTACAAAATAATTATTTATATACATACTATTTAAATGGATATCCCAAATGCCATACGACAAGTGAATATCGTGTTCCTCTCGTTACTGGTTTAACTCTATGCCACAAATGTGAAGGAAATACTACGATAGAGCCTTTAGGTAATATTTCAGGTACGCTTCTTATATGTTTAGTTTCATCTCTCATATGAGGATCATAATTTCTAAAATCAAATTCTAATTCTCCGCCTGTGTATTCGGACCCATCTGTTAATTGACAGGTCATAGATAGTTTTCTAACTTTACCATTATCTGGATCACCTTCTTTTCTTTGATAAGGTTTGTCCCAAGGATCCGTATGCCAATCATAATATTGATTTAATTTATATTTTGTAAACTGACAAGACTCTGATCTATCCCACTGAAAATTCCATCCAGCATTTTTATTAGCCATATGAACATATGGATGTATTTCTTTATAAATCCACGTATCATCTAACCACACTAAATCAGAATTTCTTTTTCTTTTTAAATCTAATACTTCTTCTTTTTTTAATTTTTTATCCCCATAACCACCCGTTCTAGCTATTACTTCTTCTTTTGATAATGCATATTTAATAACATCATCACAAAACTTAGGGGTTAAAACTCCACTAAAATACCAAAAGTAATTAGATAGATTCATAAGCTGTAGTTAAAATAAAGTTTAAAGAGTCTTTTTGATTGTTAGTTATGTAATACATCTGTGTAGAGGGAAACATAATAAAATCATTATTTGCTAAAGGTATGTCCCAACTTCTTCCTGCTCTTCTATTAGAATTATAATGTATTCTAACACTACAATCTTTAACATTTACTCCATAAAGAAAAGTATAATCAGGAGAATTTCTAAGGTCTACTGGATCAATATTTAATAAAGGAATAGAAACTTCTTTGGGTTTATAAGTATTTCCCCACGTTTCTTTATTTACTAAAGTAAAACCGTGTTCTAGATTTATATGCTCTCGCATATATGTATTTAACATATCCCAGGTTCTTGAGAATGGAAATTTAGAATTTTTAATTTGTGATGATAAAATATCTTTTTGAAGTTTGTCTCGATCTATTTCGAAACCTTTAGGCATATTAATAGTGCCATAATGTAAATCTATTTCAGATAATACTTTCTTGTGCATACCACATACCTTTTTAATTTATGCGTTGTTATCTGTCAAGTCCCAAGACTGGCCTGATTCATTCCACTTATAACCCCAAGAATGTGTGCCAGCTTCGTTTTGTGAAGTTTGTTCTGCAGTTAATGCTGGAGCTGCACCTATAGGTGAGTCCCAACTAGCAGTTGTAGTATTTTTTACCCAAGATGCAAAAGGTTTTTGAGGCCAGAAGATTTGATTATCTTCGTCCCAAGTATAACCTATACCTGCATAGTTTCCTCTTAATGCTTTTGAGTTATCACCAGATTTATGTTGATTATTATATGTATTGTATGAAGTTTGAATCCACATTGGAGCAGGCCAATTATTATGTCTCTCTAAATATTGTTGTCCTACTGATTCATCTTCAACGCCATCAGCATTTTTCATATCATTGTTACCACAAGTTAATACTCCGATAACTTTTCCATTCATTCCTATTTTTGCAAAGTGTGCCATATGTTTCTCCTTATATATTAATTTTAAAGTTGTGTAAATGCATAAATATTATTGATATTTATATCTTATAATTACTATTCCCGATCCACCATTTCCGCCAGGCTGTGTACTAGCACTACAGCCACCACCACCTCCGCCACCAGCACCAAGATTGACCGTTCCTGCGGTTCCGGGACTAGCTGGAGCTTTTCCATTACCACCAGTTCCACCACCACCTGTTCCACCAGTTCCTGGAGCGCCAGATGCGGGATCCCATCTACGACCGCCACCGCCTCCACCACCATAAACAATTGCTGCTGTAGAAATACTTGTTGTAGCACCGTCTCCTCCATCACCAGCTGCACCTGGTCCTGGATAATTTTCTCCATTGTCACCTGCATCAGTTGCACCACCACCTCCGCCACCATTTTGAGCTAAAGCTGAACTACACGATACGTTGGCTGTTCCTCCATTTGTTCCTTGTGCTGGAGTTGTTGGAGGTGTATTTCCTGTTCCTGCACCACATCCACCAATAGGAGCTGTATAACCGTGACCGCCTCCACCAGATCCACCATTTCCTCCTGGAGTTCCTGCACCACAATAAGGACTGGCTCCAAATCCACCTGTACCACCACCCGCCGAAGTAATTGATGAAAATACTGAAGCATCTCCTGCAGTTGGTGTTGAACCTGCTACATTAGCAGTTCCGCCACCTCCTACTGTAATTGGATAAGCTGTTTGTGACACTGTTACTCTATTTCCTGGAGTGGGATAACCATCTAAAGGGCTTGCTGTATAAGGGTTAAGGGGGTTTTTTACTTCTCTAAATCCGCCTGCACCGCCTCCACCTGCTCCACCTTCCTTACTTCCACCACCGCCGCCACCACCAGCAACTACCATATATGAAACTACATTTCTACTAGAACAACCTGCTACTGTACATACTGTAAAAGTTCCTGGTCCTATAAATTTATGAATTTTGTCATTACCACAAGTACTAATACAGCCACCTGATGCTGCCATAAATTCAGCGCCTCTAACATTAGAAGTTGAATCTAAAACGTTAATCCAACCTTGAACGGCATCTATATAAACAAATTGAACGGATTGTCCTTCTGTATTTAAACCTACATCGGATGCAACTCCTCCCATTTTTTCGGTGCCGTTTGGTGAAACTGTTACAGCATATGTTTGCCAAGTTCCTGCATAATCTGCAAAAGCTACTGAACTTCCAGGAGCACCTGCTGGTAAATTAACTGTTATAGTTCCAGCTGTTGTATTTAAAAAATAACCTACACCAGCTGTTGCTGTAAAACCTGAATCTGAATTTGTTTTAACTGTAGTATCCCACGAAATTTCTCCTGTTCCACCAAATCCTGCAGCAGTTCCTAAATTAGAAATTGTTACACCTGAAGGAATTGTGAATGTATCTCCACTATCTCCTAATGTGGTTGTACCACACGCTGTTCTTGGACTAATTTTATTTACTTTTATTTCACTCATAATTATTGTCTTTTATATCTTATTACTACTACACCTGAACCACCACTACCACCTGTACTAGAAGTTCCCACTCCAGCACCACCGCCACCACCTCTGTTTGTTGTTCCACTTTCACCATCAGCATCTCCTCCTGATCTGACTTTTCCTGAACCACCAGTACCACAAGGACTTGCTCCACCACCAGTTCCTTGACCTGGCATTTGATTTGATCCACCGCCACCACCAGCATAAGAAAGAGCAGAACCTGTTATAGATGTCGGAACACCAACACCTCCTGCTCCAGCTACATTAGGATTTTGACCTTGACCGCCTACATCTCCAGCGCCACCACCTCCTCCTCCGGCTCTTATTCCTGGTCCTAAAGATGGAGTTGCATTACCACCATCATTTCCTTGAGAAGGACTTGTTGCAGGGTCATTTCCACTTCCTGCTGCCGCAGGTGGATTATTTCCTGATCCACCACCTCCAGAACCACCTGGATTTCCTGCTGTAGGACTACCTCCTGGATTACCTGAACCTCCTCCAGCTGCTGATAAACCTAATGCACTTGAAACATTTCCTGGAGATTGATTAGTTGGTGCACCACCATTAGAATTAGTTCCTGCTGCGCCACCACCCACTACAATTGGATATGATTGTACTGAAAGAGTAATTCCTGAACAAGCTGCTGCTAAAGGACTAGCTGTATATGGAGTAATAGGATTAGTTCGACCCTCCCTAAATCCTCCTGCTCCAGCGCCACTTGCTGATGAACCGGATCCACCATCAGCACCGCCACCACTGCCGACAATTAAGTAAGCTGCTGTATTATTAGCTGGTGTAGGAGATATAGAGGTAACTTGAAAAGTTCCTGGCGCTGTAAATGTATGAATTCTACAATTTCCTGAACAACTAATTGTTCCTCCTGTTGCTTGTATAAAAGGTGGAGTTCCTGTTTCTGTGTCCTCTGCGTTTTGAACATTAATCCAACCTTGTGTGCCATCAACATAAACTAATGTTAATGCTTGTCCTTCTATATTTAAAACTAAATCTTGTGCGATACCACCAATTTTTTCTGAACCATTTGGACTAATTGTTAATGTATTTGTTTGAAAGTTTCTTGCATAATCAGAAAAAGCTACAATAGCTCCAGCCGATCCTGCAGGTAAATTTGCTGTAGAAGTTCCTCCATCAGTATCTACAAAATAACCTTCACCATTTACTGCTGTAAAAGTTCCTGTTTTAGGGGTTGTTACCCAATCTACAGTTCCTGTTCTACCTAAACCTACTGCTGTTCCGTTATTAGTTATAGTTGCTCCAGAGGCAATTGTAATTTGACCACCTGATTGAACTTGTATGTCTCCACCTGATTGAATTTGTTCTGTTACTCCATTAGGAATAATAACTGTATCACCATTAGCTCCTACAGTAATGTTAGCGCCACATTTATTGATGATGTTTGAATCATCTGAAACTTTATTTATATTATCTACTTTAATTTTACTTGTCATAATTATTGAAATTTATACCTTATTATTACTATACCTGACCCACCGCCACCACCTAATTTATATGTACCAGTTGGACCCGAAGAACCACCTCCGCCTCCACCACCTAAACCAGCTGTTCCGGCTGTTGCAGGAGTTGGACCACAGTTTCCTGTTCCAGCTCCACCACCACCTGTTCCACCTGCACTTTGTTGTGTACCAGAACTTCCGCCTCCTCCACCTCCAGCGTAAGCTGTTGGTGATGCTGAAATTTCTGTTGTAACTCCATTTCCACCTACTATTCCTGTTGTACTACAGCTAGGTGCAGCTCCTCCGGCAGCGCCTGCGCCACCACCTGCACCTCCGTATCCAGCTGTACCACCTGGATTTCCTTGAGAAGGAGATGTTGCGGGAGTATTTCCTGTACCACCTAAATCTGGTCTTTGAGGAGCAGAATTTGTTCCACCACCACCTGAACCGCCTGGTTGGCCTGCTCTTCCTCCTACTGGACCTGATGGACTTCCTGGACCAGAACAATCTCTTGATCCGCCACCACCACCTCCAGTAGCTACTATAGTATCAAAAATTGAAGGAGTTCCATTTCCTCCTGGATTAGCATCACAAGGCGATGCAGCTCCTCCACCACCTGCTTGAATTGGATATCCTTGAACTGAAACTGTAATTCTATTTCCGGGAGTTGGATAGCCACACAAAGGACTGGTTGTATAACCTGTTGCTTGTGGACTTTTAGCTTCTCTAAAACCACCAGCTCCGGCTCCACCCGCATAATATGATGTACCACCAGCTCCACCACCAGCTACCACCATATAAGAAACTTCATTTTGTGCTGAGCACGGTGAAAGTCCTGAAACACAAAAAGTTCCTGGATTTACAAAAGTTGCAATTTTAGCATTAGCACAATCTGGTGCTGTAACTAAAGTATTACACGCGCCACTAACAGTAGCAGAAACAAAAGGAGGGGCTCCTCTAACATTAGATGTTGAGTCCATAGTATTAATCCATCCTTGTGTTGTATCTACATATACAAAAGTTACTGATTGACCTTTAGTAGACAGTGTTGCACTTTCATTTCGAGAACCAATTTTATCGGTACCATTTGGAACAACCGTAACAGCCAATGAATCCCAAGTAGCTGCGTAATCCGCCATAGAAATTATATCTCCAGCAGAACCTGCTGGTAAATTAAATGTTATTACGCCTGCTGTTGTATTTAAAAAATATCCTTTTCCGGAAACTCCTGTAACAGGAGAATCTCCTGTAGCATATGGAGTTGTGATCCAATCAACAGTTCCTGTTCTACCAAATCCTGATTGAGTTGCTCCTGAAGCTAGTGAAACTGTACCACCACAACGACCTAAAGTTACTGTCGTTGCATCTACTACTGCAGTTTTACAAGCTCCACCACCAACTGTTAAAGTTGTGCCGGATTGTTGTGTTACCTGATCTACTTCTACTTTACTCATTAAACTATTACCAACGTTCCTGTTACAGTAACAGTTGCTGGAATAGTTATTGGACCTGCAAGAACCCCGTTCTCGACAGTTTGAGTTCCATCAATTGTTGCCGCTTGATTATTTATAAATTCATTTGGAGAAGTCTGTCCTCCAACATATTGGATTCCGTTTATTACTGCACTCATAATTCCTCCTACGAACTAATTTGGTTAATATATGAAGTAACAATATCTAAACTACTTGCTGTATTTGATACTGCTTTCAATACATCACCTGATTTTAAAACAATTTTAGCTCCGCCTTGGATTAATTCGATTGCAGAATTTGGTGGAATTACAACACCTTTTGCAAGGTATTTATTTCCACTATTAACAATGTAAACATCAACTTCAATTGTAGAAGTTAAAATATTACAACATCTAATTCCAATAACTGCATCATAATTAGCTCCAGTTACAAGTGTAGCTTCACCTGTTCCAACGGCTGATTGTAAATCGTTTCTAAAATTTTGTGCCATATTTTTTTCCTATCTATAATGCCACGGCCATTGCTAAAGCAAAACCGGAGCTTGCTGCTCCTACTGGACTACCTGCTGCATCTAAATATACTGCCTTACTTGCGGGCAATGTACAAAATACATCTAATGTATTACCAGTAAAATTTACTGCTGCGTCTGAATTAGAACTAGTGATGACTTCTGTTCGTGCAAGATTTGCACTGGTTGCATCTAAAGTTCCTCTTCCGACTTCCCAATTATTTGTACCATCTTCATAAGCGGCATAGTAAGTTTCATTATTGTTTCCAATACCTGCTGCAAAAGTTTCAAAACCTTGTACGAAACCAGCTAGTGCGAACGCACCAGTTCCTGAAGTAGAACTAGATTCTTTAACTCTATCATTTATTACTAACGCCATTTATTTTTTACTCCTATTACGAATTAATACTTAACAAAGCATCAGCTCCAGAAGGTGTTCCTGCAGTTGGTGCTGGGAAAGTAACTGTAAATGTTCCATTAGAACAAGAAAAATCTGCTCCAAAATCTAAAATTACAACCAATTTATTTGTATCACTTAGATTATAAATCGCTGCGCCTCTTGCTGTAAAAGTAGCTGGTGTTGGTGAACCCCAAACGGGATCCGGACTGAAATCAACTGTTGCATAGTCTGCAACATTTGAAACTGCATTACCTGCTAAATTTTGTGCAGCGTATTGAGTTCCACCTGTTGTAGCAACTTCATAATTAGGTGCTCCACCACCAGACGGTCCTAATAATGCAACTGTGCTATTAACAGTGTAAGCTCCAACATTTCCACCATTTTCTGTGTACAACGAAATAGTGTAAGTGTCATTTACAAAGTCATGATTTCCTTTCAACAGTTCTACTGGGAACGAGTAAGGTACTATATTTGCCATTTTATTTTTTCTCCTTAATTATTAATAACTTGATGGGGATTCGGATTTTAATTGAGTACGAATAACTCCATCTTGATATTCATCTCTGCGTCTTCGACCTTGTTGTTCAATCGCATACGACATCAGAGCTTTTTCATAAGCCTGATTATAGTATTGTATCATATCCTGCGGCCCTTTCAAGTATCCATATGCATTTACCAGACATGCGTACAAAAGTAAATCCTGATATTTATTCGACAGGTAAGTTCCATTTGTAGCAGCAGGTGTGCCTGTGGGGTTGACGGTATCCGTAATGCTTACAGGCTCTTTATTATAAGCCAATGTAATTTTATAAGTTTTATCAGGCGTAGGAGCGATAACCCAATAAGTAGTATCCCAATTTCCGTAGTATTTAGGAATTCCTACCGCTTGAGTGCTTGGTGTTGCATAATATTCAGCCATAAAACTTGTATCTCTTTGTTCTAAATAAAATTGATCTCCATTAGTATTTGTTAATTGTACATATCTAATAAATCTTAAATCAGATGGAATTGTTACATATCTATTATCTACAATCGTATTTGATGTAGCATAAAATCTTTCTTCGTCTGAATCTACTTCTCTATAAATTTTGTTTTCTGCATTTTTAATAATAGGGTTTAAAATAGCAGAACTAAATACTGTGCTATCTACTTCTGTATAGTTTCTAATGTCTGTTTCTAAATTTGATAATGTATATGCCATATTATAATGCCTTTAATGTTACGGGACCTGCGGAACATCCGGGTCCTCCTCCTTGTATATCACCTTGAGTTGCAGTGCTAGTACTTGTTATATAAAAATAATTTATTGGATCTGTAAGAGAATCATTAGTAGTAGCTCCTGTTACAACTCCTGCAGAATTTATTTGACCTAAAGCTATGGTAAAACCATTAGCATTATTTAAATCACTTACATTATCAAATGTTTGAATTTCTCTAAATTGTTGTAAGTTATATGCATCTGCTCCACCTGTTCCTGCTGTAATAACCTCAGGGAAACCTCTAAATCTTACTACGTCTCCGGCTTTTCTTTGATGATCTTCGGAATAAACATTTACATAAGTTGTTCCACCATACTTAATAGAAGTAAACGGATTGTTATCTAATAAAATTAAAACTGATGTTGATGATCTTTGTGGTCTTGGATTCCATAAAGCTTGTGGATCAGAACCAACTGGTTTAGGATCAAGTTGAGGTTGTTTAGCTTCAAATTCTGAGTAATGAACTAATGAACCATTCCATTCTCTAACCATTTCAGAATATGGAAATCTCATTCCTGATCTGTCAGAAATTGCTAAAGCATTTTTTCCTCGTGCGTAGCCACCCATTATACACCATCCCCATAAAATGTTTGTGGTGAAATGAAACTAGATGTACCTTGATTATCTGCATCAAGTGCTCTTAACATTTCACTCTCATAAGTTCTTTCCAATGCTGGTGTTCTTTCAGGATCAAATTTTAAACTTAAATAATAAGCAAGTCCTGACATCATACATGGATAAAATCTATTAACAACATCTGCTGTGTTAGTGTAAGCACCTGTATCTTGAATTCGTGCCATGTAATAAAAACAAAATTGATAATTACTTGGTGTGGTTGCATCTGATACACTGGCACTAGGTGTTGTATATAAAAATATACTTGGATTTAATTTTCTTTGTGCATAATATTGTGAAGGTGTACCTTGTGCTAATTTATTAGGTGTTTGAGAATAAGCTGATCTATCTATTTTTGTAAGTGCAATATCTTGAGGAGCTGTTGGTTCCGAATTATTTCTATAATAAGCTTCTAAAACTTCATCTAAATCATTTGGAAAATTTGTAGAATCTGTTGCAAAACTATATTCAGCTTGTCCTTGTACTAAAGGTACTTTAGCTAATTTTACTTTCCATAAATGAACGCCTCTGTTAGCCCATTCTTGAAACATAATATTTAAAGAACGTCTTGCTGATCTTAATTGAAAACCAGTTCGTGTTCCTCTCATACTTGTTCTTTCAAAAGCTTCTTCTATTACTTCATCCATTGTTGGATTAAAAAATGTTTCACCTGAAGTTGGAGGAGTAGTTAAGGCAGTATTACCCATGCCTGAATGATTAGAACAATAATAAAATAAAACTGGAGCGCCGGTAGTTGCTACGGGAGCAACCACAATTTGAGTGTAAGCTCCTGCGGTTCCAGGAGTTCCATTAGTTGTTACACCTGTAGTATATTCTACTCCTGTTCCTGCTGTACCTCCAGGAGGAGTTCCCCAAGTTCCGTTTGCTGTTGCTGAAAATCTTAAAGGATGTGCCCCACCAGTTCCATTCGTAGAATCTGATTGATCAAATTTATAGGTGTTACCTTCTTGAAGTTCTAAAACGGGACTAACTTCTCCGTTTATATAGAACTTATTTGCGTTAGCACTATATTGGTTAGTACCAGTTGCAACCGTAACTGTGTAAGTAATAGTCGCCATTTAATTTCCTAGCCGTAGTAGAATGTTACATCAGCAATAGTTGTTAAACTTACCGTTGGTTTAGTATCACATTTAATACCTGTACCAGGTAAAGTAACATTATAAACCATTGGCTCTGAAGAGCCGTCTGGTGTTCCCCAAACTGCTAAAGAAGTTCCATTGTCTTCTAAATCTATAGTTCCGGCACCTGCTGTACAGTTTGCAGAAAAACCTAAAATTCTTGCAGGACCTGCAAAAATTTCTTGATTAGCTGCAGTACTTGTTATCCTTTTAGCTTTTATATCTACTGGATATGTACTCATAATTATTTTCTCCTGTTAAATTAGTGTGTGGGCCGAAGCCCACACTTAATTATTTAATTACGCTGACTCAGCGCCGTCTTTTTCGTCTGCAACAAAATAGTACAAAGTACCACTTGCAGAACCGGCTTGTGAAGCACTTGCAGTGTGAGTAACAATTACTTGTTCTCTTTGACCTGCTGGATTTACAATAGCTGGTCCTTTTTCAACACCGTTAACGATGTCACTTTTACCACCTAAGTAAGCTCCTGCAGTTCCACCAGCACCTACTGCTGCTGTTTCTGCTTTTGCATCAACTGCGATTCCATCTGCAAATGCATCTGGATCTGCAACTGCAAGACCAGTGACAATTGGAGTAAATCCAATATCCATTGCTCCACCAGCTGCTGCTACGCCGTCCCAAATTACAACTTTGTAAACGACAGCACCTTTTGGTAAAATTACTTGTGTAGTGTCTGTTTCTGATTTTTGCACACTTCCATCACCTGCTGTTAAAGTATTAGCAATGTGAAAGTTTGCTGTTGCTGCCATAGAACCAGCGACTGAATCTCTTAGACCGTCACCGTTTTCTCTGACATTTCCTGTAAAGGTTGTGTTTGCCATATTAATATCCTCCTAGATATCTTAAATGTAGTTCCTAGGGAAATCGACTATACGCGTCTACATCTAATTATTGTTAAATGTATAGTACGTTGTTTATATATGATTTTTTAGTAGAGTGCAAGAGAGCCCACGGTATTTGTGCAATTTTTGCGTTGTAGCTTTTGTTTATTAAGTAGCTACAGAAACTTGAGCGGCAGCGTCTTCTACCTTATTTACCAGATGCTCTTTTTTAGCCTCTGCTATTTTTATATGGCTAATTACTTCTCTGACTTTTCTGTCAATTCTAACCATATCGAGAGTATACTTACCCTCATTAAGATGCTCCTGCTCCCATTCTAGATCCAGTACTTTTTTCTGTTTGTACAGGTCGTTTAGATGTGATTGCATCACTAACCTCCTCATAGGTTATGCGTTTTATCTTGGGATCCATCATTTCTCCAAGATATTCCCACTTTACACCTTTTTCTCCTAGTTTGTCAACTATTGAATTTTCAATAGATTCAACATTATCTTCCGCAAAAACTTCAAATTCTGCGTGATATTTATAGGCGTTTATTTTTACTAGGAATTTTCTCATTTTCTCACCTTATTTAAAAAAAGGGGCCGAATTGTGTTCGGCCCCTAATTAATTATTTATTACGTAGCGTCAGATCCGAATATGCCTCTTGGATCAGAGAATCCAAAAACATATCTTTCTCTTGCTTTGTATCTTACGTTACCCGTATCAAAGTCGCCTTCCATAGAAGTTTTGATAGGTGATCTAACAAAATGTTTTAGACCATTAGGAACATCAGTTTTAACGAACCATTTTTTTGCATTTGTTAAGAAATGGTTAACAGTGTAACCTTGAGGAATCATCCCCATATTTCTTATTGCGTTAATGTCGTTATCTGCTGTACCTGTTCTACCTTCAGACTTCATCAGTCTGTCAGCAGTAAACTGAAGCTCAGAAGGAATAATTAATTTCATTCCTCTAGCCGCAATTTTTAGGCCTCTTTCATCAGTCATTTGACCGATATCGATCAATGCTTGTTCTAATGAAGTTTCATTAAGATCAGCTCCAGTGTCTAATTCATTTTTAAATGAACCAGCAATAGTTGGGTGATCTGTAGCAAATAATGCTTTTCCATCACCACCAGCAAATGATGCATTGAAACCATTGTTCAATACTGCTGCTGCCTTAACTTGCTTAGTGTTTGCCATAGATCTTGCTAACGCTTTTGTATATCTAGACGCAAGTCTGTCATACAAGTTATCTTCGATAGCTTCTTCTGTGATTGCAAACGCTAATGCGATTGTTTCGTTAGTGTAACGTGCTGTGAAAGTTTCTTGTGCATCATCAAACTGAACGCCTTGGCCTTCAGGTTTAACTGCTGCATTTGCAAAACCAGATAACATCACTTCTTCTTCGAAAGCTCTGTCAGATGATTCTGTGTCAAAAATTTCAGCATGCTCGTTAGCATACGATTTATACTCTAGTCCGAATAAAGCATTCAAACCAGGTTCTAGTTCTTTAACTAGTTGTGCTCTTGATATTGCCATAGTTATTTATCTCCTTATTCTATTAGTTGTATAAGAACGCGCCAGGATTAAAAGAAACAACAACGTCATAACCTGCAGCGTCTTCAGTTTGACCTGGGACTCCTGCTGATTTGTTAACGTATAATGCTCCGTTATTAACGTTCGCACCTGCACTTAAAGTTGCAGCTGAAAGTCCGTTAATTTGACCGCTAGCGGGTTGATCAATTAAATTGTAAGCTTCTGCAGCTCCTTGTTCTGTGAACCCAGGAGTTAATGCTGCTGAACATCTTACTGTGTATTCTTGATCGGGGTTAGTGTTTACAAACGCTGTTATATAAGCTGTTCCTGTATTGTAGTCAGTACCTGCAACAGTTCCAGCAGGAACAGAATTGCTCCATGTTGGTGTTGAAGTATTGTTGTCTACCCAAAACGCTCCATTCATTACACCAACGATTGGTGCTAATGCAGAAGTCCACGCTGCACCTGTAGAGGTGTCATCGTTTGCTGCATTGAATGTGATGTCTTGTATGAAACCAACTGTAGCTCCGTGAGCTCCAGCAGTTGTTTGGTAACCAACAGGATCGCCTTTATACATAGCATTTGGTAGTGTACTCAAAGACTGGACTGAAAATTCAGACTGACCACCTGTAGCTGGAGTACTTCCAACTGTCATGTTCTGTCTTAATCCAAATCCAGCTGTATTTGTATTAGCCATATTTGTTTTCCTTTTACTTATGAACCTGCCGTCGTGAAACGGCCTCCAGTTCTGGTTAATATATTTTGTTGGACTTAGAAATTGTTATAAGACTATTTCTTTGTACCACCAAAAGTTACACGAGTCTGCCTCTCTTGATTGATTGGCATACTTGGGTGCTGGTCCTTCAAAAGATCGTTGTTGATAGCATCGTCTTTGTCTTGAGTCTGCTTGTCATAGTAAGCTTCGATCTGCTTAGCGATCTCTTCTGGTATCTTAG